TTTAACGAGCTTTAATTTGCTTTTTGATAATAATTGTTGTGGTTTGGAGTAAAATAGAAGAGGCTGTCTCAATTTGATTTTGAGACAGCCTCTTCTGTTTAAAATGGTTTTAGTGGAGCTGGAGGGAAACTCCCACTCAATATGTAAACCTTATCTATATTATATTTTTTCAGAGTCTATAACGTCTATAAAAGTCTAGGCGTCTACACTCGTCTATGCTGATATCGCCATGTAGCTAATCATTAGCAATGTGCATCTTTGAATAAAGCGCACTCTCATTACTAACCGGCGTTGGCACTCCTTCCTAGAGCATTCATCTTTTTTACCTCTTCAAGTTCTTTCTGTAATCGAGTAATCTCGACCTGCTGTTCGTACATTATTTTGTACAGCTTTGCAATATCAGTTTCCGGTTCATATACTTCCACCGGACTTTCGAGCACTCCACTTTTATTGAGTGCTTTTTCTGACTTTTTATCAATCCTATCATCATTTATTAATTCCGACACACTTACCTTTAAAAGCTCTGCAATTTTATCAAGAGTCTTTATATTCATCGACTGATTCCCAATTGATGTGTAGAATCCACCCTCGCTTATTTCGCAATAGGCAAAAAGTTTTTTCATACTCACTTTTTTATGAGCAGCTAAAGTTTTGATATTGTTTAAGTTGTACATATTACTGATAAAAAGTTGAAAATAACTAATAAAAAAGTGTGTTAGTTCTGATATTTATATTAGTTTTGTGATACCAAATTAGTAATAAAAAACCAAAAATGGAAGCAACAAAACAAGAAAATGATATCATAATGAAGTTTATCACTCATTACGATCTCCAAAACGATACCAATAAAAAATTGTTAAGAGCTGCATTTCTTGAAAAAACCGGATTAGGACAGAATACTTTCTATTACAAATTGCGTAATAAAAATTATAAGCGTACAGAAATTCTAGTTCTTTCTGATCTACTCACCGAAATTAAAAAGCAAAAGAAATGCAACTAAGATGCTTTGAGTTTAATACTCGCCCTAGAGGTGGAGAAGTGGAAGTTCGCCACTACGATGAACCTATATATGTACTGAATGAAAATCATCGCGATCTTGTATCACCACTCTACGAAGAAATAAGAATTCGATTCCCTGAAGCATACGAGGACCTTTGCCTGAGGTATAAGGAAAGTCTCAAAAATATATGGTACTTCGAATTTCGGGTGGTATGTGGATTTATCAAGTGTAACTGGGGATCATTCGATAATAAGTGGGATATCGACGAAAATGGAGAATGGCATTTTGAATTTTGTATATGTCCATTAGCCGGCGAATGTCAATCGGAAGGTAGAGTTTGTAACCCTACCGAAAAATTAGTGATCCTTGATGGAGAAATGAGGGTACTGCTTTTGATTGCAGCTGGGAAAAGAGTGCTAGAAATTGCCGATGAACTTTCCTTGAGTCCAAAAACTGTAGAGAACCATACTAACAGCATGTTTAGAAAATTGGGGTATCATAACAAATCACAGTTGGTTGACTACGCCCACCGAAAGAAACTTTTATAGCAAAAAAAGGAGTGAAATAAGACATTAAACTCTAAAAATTATGTGATAGTGATTTTGGAATGCCGAAAGTCTTACGGGGTCAAAAAGCGACTCCTTTTTTAAATTGAATATCAACTTAATTTTCAAATATCAACTTAACAAATTAATTATTATGTGTAAATGTATTGAGAAAATGCAAGACATGCTTACTGAAAAAATGATCGAACTAAATCCAGGTGTGGAAGTAGTAGAAAGCGTGGAACTAGAGAATGTATCGCTGATGTTGGACTCCGGTGATAAAATGCCGTATAACCCTGCTATTGGTAAGTATAAAAAAGGGAATAGAACATTGAAGTTTACTATTTCTGTTATTTACACTTTTTGTCCATTCTGTGGAGAAAAATACAAGAAAGAGGAGGGCGAAAAATGACACTAGCTCAAGCACAAAAAGACTGGGATGATGCAATCGAAATGAAAGCACAACATAAGCCCTATGCAATGACAGAGGATAAAATTAAATCTTTTGCAGCCAATATATTTGGAAAAGATAAACCCTCTAAAGTTTTATTCTCGAAAATTGGTAAAGGCTCAAGTACGATCATAGTTTCTCATTTGGCTTACTTGGAAGATCAACGCCAACTTTCTATGGTACCAGGAACAAAGGTTGTAATGACCGGTCATGAAGGTACACTTCCAAAATACAAGGATAAAGTATGGGATGTTACCCATGGCCCACAATGGATGTGTGGCGATAATGTAGTTTGGCTAGATGGTTTCAGTGGAGCATATTGCTGTAGACTATTAAAAATTGTAGAGGAGAAAGAGGAGGAAAAGGCATGATACTACGATTCAAACAAGGTAGCGAAGTTCAGAAAGCAGCTGTCGCTTTATACCATGCTAGATGTGATTCGCATGCAATTGCAGTCAAAATCATTGAAGAAGCAACTGGTTGTACAGTCAATAAAGTAAGCCAACTTGGTATGATTTACTTTTCAACACAGAATTATAACTGGATTCCGAATAACTGTAGATTCGACGATGAATTTAAAACAGTACCAGGCTATATTTTAGAGGACAAAATAAATAATGTGTTTAAAATCAATAAAAAGACAAGCATTGCAAAAAATATCTTAATTCAATTTCGTGCAAAAGTAAGAGTCATTGATTCAGTATCTCTCAATAAATTTGGGATATATACACGTAAAGATAACAGATGGTGGTCGTGGCTAATTGACAAAGACGAAAAAGGGGTTTATATGCCAATTGCACCGGCAATTTATGATCTGATTGATTTTAATAAAGCAGTAGATGTAATTGTAGAGCAATAAGCCATGGCAGAAAACGAAACCCCACAGCCAATCACCCGTGCAGAATTTGAATCGGGTGTTGAATTCTATCTAAAAGATAAATTCCAAAAATATAAACTCGAAATGGTTGTCATTCTTGAAGAAAAAAATCTATTCATAGCAGATTATAATAACAGGTATTATTGCTATGTAGAAAGTATAACTGATACTGGATTTCAATTTGGGCATTACGTATTTAATCATAAAATTTCAAATACAATTCTTTTTAAAGACTGTATAAAATTACTCAATCAATAATCCATGGCAAAATATACAATACAACAATTTGAAACCGCCCTATTCGCTCAGGGTGCACAGATAGAGGATATAAAAACTCCTAACCGCTTCGTGCGTGAAGCTTCAGGATTTCTGAATGGTAAGCGAATGATATGGAACTCGAACGGTGAATGTTTTCAGAATAGAGTTGCTAAGCCGGAGTTCAACCTGGTATTCAAATCGGAGATGAAGCCGATTAAGTTTCTACCCGAAATAAGTACGCTTGTAGAAACGGGTGAGATAATGCTGTTTTTCGACAAAAGTGGAAAAGGCATGCGCGAAATAAACGACGATCCAAACGCCTGGAACTTGGACATGAATACAACCAACGTATTGCAGCGAGTAGCAACCGAGCAGGATCCTGCAAAAGTAGCCATTATGCAACCGCCTTATAAGGTTGGCGAAATTTATCCCTGGCACCCGGGCGACATGGAGATAAAAATCATCAATTCCCAACTGATAAGACTTGACAACATCACCGAAGAAGATGCGCAGCGCACCGGATTGGCAAAAACAAAATTGGGCTACAAACACTATTGCCCCGAAACAATGTTTCCGCCGTCAGTGCTCAAAAAGCAAGAAGAAGGATTTCCTTACATGAAGGATGCCAGGGGATCGCTCTTTACATTATGGGTAAAAAAATACGGAGTTCTGGAAATTCCACTGAACCCATGGATATGGAGATATGAATTCAAGTTTTGTATTGCTAAAGATACTCAGGATGATAACGCTTAGAATTCAACACAACGGTACAAAAACCGATTTCCTTACTACCGATTTTATGGATGTATGGAGTGAAATTGAAAAGATACCCGACGGAGAAGTCATTTCGATAACAAAAAAGGAAATGACAGTTCCGGAATATGAACAAACTCTGAAAGAAAGAGCTGCTTTGAATATGTCAATTAAAACCCCGTGGAAAGATGGACCCGAGTAGAAGAAAAACAGAAACGAAGTCGGAGAAAAGGCAACGATATAATTTGCATTACAAACTCCGAAAACATGGCTACATAATTCGATTATCGGATAGACATATAATTCGACCTGAAGAAACTACAAAGCAAACCATTCAATGGGAAAATAAATTACTCTCCAACGATAATTATTTAATAAGCGAATCTCTATTATGAACAAACCCGACAGAAAAGTAAGCTTTTACCCAAACGGTGGTAAACCTATTCATACTCAGAAAATACAACGCAATGAACCTTGTCCATGTGGAAGCGGACAAAAGGCCAAGAAATGTTGTGGTACCGAAACTAAAATATTCCGATCAGAATGAAAGCGAAGTGGAAGAAAATATGTGAGCAACTAACAACTGCTAATACTGACTTCGAAGATTTTTTGGACAATGCCGGACTTTCGTTGCTTTCGATTAAAAAATCGGAGAAATTCATAAAGAGCTGGAACCTGCTCAAGAAATCGGCTGCCGAATTCGATAAGTATATTGCACCGGTAGAAATGGAAATAAAATTCCCATTCCATACTCAGGAGATGACGGAAATGTGGGAAAGGTGGAAAAACTACCTGAGCGAACAACATGGAGAGATTATAAGAACTGCAAGCGAGCAGTCGGCACTGGAACACCTTCACGAGATTTCGAAAGGCGACGAAAAGAAAGCAGTTCATTTTCTCCGCTTCGCCATGACGAAACGATATAAAAACTTCTTTCAGGTGGAGGATAAGGATGTAAAACAACCGGCTAAAGGTGACACTGGAGTCGGAAGCGATTTTTAAATAATAACAATCAACTTAATTTAAAATTATTATGACTGAAGAAAAATTTGATTTTTGGTGTTTGGTAGAATTATTTGGACATCAACGTATTTCGGGCAAATGTACAGAACAAAATGTAGCAGGAACTAACATGTTACGTGTAGATGTTCCAGCCACTAAAAGACAACCGGCTTTTACCCGTATATTAAGTTCAGGTTCAATTTATGCCATAAACCCTATCTCTGAAGAAGTGGCCTTGAAATTAGCTGAAACACTAGATTGTGCTCCAATAACTGTATGGCAAGTTAGAACAATGTTTGAGCAAGAATTGAAACAACTTGAAAGTGGACAAAAAGATGAAGGACCAGGATTTTAAAAAGCAATTCATTATCACGCTGATTGCCTTCGTAGTTCTAACGATAATCTACTCAGCTGATAGAATAGAAGAATTTATTCAAACACTAATTTTCTAACTATGGCACAACAAACAGTTACCGATCTGATAGCAATTGCCCGGGCAGAGTTACAAACTCAATTATCGCGGATGGCAAAATCGAGAAAGTCGGTTTCAATCGAAGATTTTAAGACGTTATTCATCACCAGGGCGCAAATGGCAATGGCCGATCGGAAAAATTTTTCGCCATTCGTAATCGACGATAGCAACCGCGAAGTAATAAATCTACTGTACAAATACATTACGTACCAAAAAAGTGAGCTAAACCCATTCATTGGCGTAATATTCAACGGTACATACGGATGTGGCAAGTCGGTACTGGCCGAAACGCTTTGCATGGTACTAAACGATTTGACCTGGAGCGAAAAAAACAAAATTGAATCCGTTCACGCGGTGGAACTCGCTGAGCAGATCAAGAAAGTAGGAGTTATTCCTTACGCTCACAAACCGCTTCTTATTCAGGATTTGGGGAAGGAAAAAAAGGAGATCAATAACTTTGGTACAATAGTGAACCCAATAAGCGAATTGCTGGCCATACGTGCCGAATATGGTGCAATGACATTCGGAAGTACCAACATGAAAATAGAATCGTTCAAAGACGCTTACAAGGAGTTTATTTCGAAACGAATTACAGAACATGTGAACCTGGTGTTTTTGCCTGGTACTGATCGCCGGCCAAGTTTTCTAATTAATCAACCACAGGCAACATGACAACGACAGAACTGGCAATAGCCTTGAAAAAAATCCACAAACGAAAGTTTGTAGCTTCCGAACTAAACGGATACGCAAAGCAGCTCGGTAGAGCCATGATACTGGGAAATAATGGCAACTACTATCACCTATGGCAAGATGGAGATATCGAATTATTAAAACCACTAATTGAAGAATCATGATACTAGGTTACAAACAAAAATTTCCCTGGAAAAAGCCAACCAATTTCAAGCGGAAAATATCGGACGGAACAAAAATACATAGTCTTCGTAAGGATACTAAAAACCGTTGGTCGGTAGGCATGATCATTCAACAGGCTATTTACAGATTCAGAATGCAATACCATTGCTTCGAAGAAACAGAGTGCAAAGGCATTCAGACAGTAACGATTGAGAAAGTAGATAGCAAACAAATTACTGGCGATTGCTTCATTTTCAGGGAAACGATTAAGCGTGAAGAAAAAATTGTCGGTTTTAAAATTACAATTGATGGTAAAGTTATCGATCGGGCAACAATAACAAAACTATCCTACAACGACGGATTTGACTCAACAGATACTTTCTTTTGTTTTTTTTTGAATGGTTTCTCAGGTAAAATAATTCATTGGACATCCTTTAAATACTAGCATATATGGAAAACATTACAGTTTCAGACGATCAAAATACGATTACAGTAAAGGGAATAACATTTGTTTTTAATCCAATAGTGGAAGAAGATTATCATTGCGCACATTGTGAAGCATTCGATTTGTGTTGTGAGCTCGAAGATACAGTGGAGTCAACCTTTCCTTTTCCATGTTTACCTCAGAATAGGGAAGATGGGAAAAATGGAAATCTACGACGGTTTATATCAACCTAAGATTAAAACCTCCCCTCTGAACTGATCCTTTTCTTATACACACATACAAATTACATTTCCCATGGCCTTCGAATATATAGCAACAAAAAAACGTGAAAAAGCAACTGACCGGGTAAAACAAGTTGAAGAGTTCTTGGCAGAACACTACGAAGTAAAAATAAACGTTTTCGACGCCTCTAAAACAATAATAGTTGCTAAAGATAAGAAACTCTACAAAAGCGAAATCAAGTTCGTAGACCTATCGCTACACATGGAGCGAGAAGGCTTAAGAGGTTGCGACTCTACACTAAAGAAAATTCTTGCCTCACAAAATCAGATTGCAACGTTCAACCCCATTGTTGAATATCTTGAAAGTTTGGACAGCCAGTGGAAAGGCGAAAGCCACATTGATAAACTTTGCAAGCACATTATAGTTCGCGATTTTGGCGACAAAACCGAAACCTATTACCAGGACCGTTTAAAATACCTTCTCAAAAAATGGATGGCCGCCAGTGTGGCATGTTCCCTCAAGCAAATACCTAACGAGGCAATGCTCGGCTTCCTTTGTGCCAAAGAAGGGATCGGGAAAACCCGACTCATTAAGTTCATTACACCTAAACCGCTAAAGGCTTACTATATTCAATCAAGTAAAGATGATCGGTTTGATATGACAGCTGCTTTTGCACAAAATTTCATTATAAACTTCGACGAACTATGGGGTATCACCAAAAACAATTCGGAGCAAGTAAAGCAACTGACTTCAGCCGACGAATACCACCTTTCGCGCAGAGATAGCAATGCAGTGCCACGCTATGGTAACGGAATGTTCTCAAGCAATAAATCGCAGGAAATGGGCGGTTTCCTTCACCCACAAATGGGACACCGCCGATGGGCAACCGTGGAGCTGGAGTCGATAAACTGGAGAATGTATTCCAACGAGGTGGACGTAGACCAAATGTGGGCCGAAGCATACGTACTCTTTAAAAATGCCGATTTCGATTTCACTTGGAACGAAACTGACTTCACCGATTTTGAGGAATACAACACCAGGTACCTGATAGAAACACATGCCTATCGATTGGTAAAAGAAAACTATCGTATACCGACAGCGGATGATGATCCGGAAAAAATTGTGTTCCGCCAGCCACAAGAAATACTTATTGAACTCCGCCAGCGACGAAAGATAACAACCGCCATGAGCGACGTTTCGGATGTAACAATAGGACTGGCACTAAAAGCCCTGGGCTTTACCCGCGAAATGAAAAAAGTCAATAAGATTTTACCCCGATATGGGTATAACGTAGTTCAATTATTTGAATAATGAAACGACTTGCACAAGAAATAGTGGATGCTCAGACTGATATCAATAGGGCAGTATGGGCAACGAATTTGGATTCGAGTGAAATTCCCAAAATGCATTGCAGCTTTAAAGATGATGCCGGAAGGCTCCAATATATAAATACTTGCTGTAAGGAAGCAATCAAGGAATTACAGGAGTATTTAAAACGAACCGAAAACTTACTTTTTTAATAAATAAAATACTAACAATTAAATTCAAAATTATGTCAAAAAGTTCAAATTCAGGTATTAGTACCGGTGGATTATTATTCGTTGCATTTATCGTATTGAAATTATGTAAAGTCATTGATTGGTCATGGTGGTGGGTAACATCTCCTATTTGGGGTGTATTTGTAATTATTATTCTGGTCGCAATAATCGTAGGTTTTGTAAAAGCGATAAAAAATATATAGACTAAAATTTATACAACAAAACTGGCAATGAAAGCCGCTTATTGCCAGTTTTGTGATACTTCATTTCTAAAATCAACTTAACAACAAAATGCATTATGAAAAAAATTAAAGGCTTAACAGTGACTGTTACTTATAGAGCTGGATATGGCGACATTGAAGTTTCAGACAAAATTTACGACCAACTTATGAACAATTCTGAATTCTCTTCAGACGATATGGAAAACTCAGAAGCCTTTGAATGGCTCTCTTCAAATATTCGAGAAGATGACGCAATGGATTGGAAAATAGAAGTTGAAGATATCGAAGAGGAGGAATAATTATGAAAGTAGTATTTATAAAAGAATGTGCAGCTGATGGTTGCTATAAAAAAAAACTTAGTGGTTTTCAAATGTGTGAAAAACATGAAAAAATGTATAATGATGGAATTCCATTCAAAGCATATTATGGAAAAACAGTTCAGAAAAAAGAGTTTCAAAATAAATAATCAACTTAACGATTATGATAGAAAAAGGGTTCTCATTCATAATACACGACGGACACCATGAGCCGGATCAGATTTATAAAATAAATTGTGAAGTACGAAAAGATTGTACATGTCCAGAACCATGGTGGCTTACTACCGATAGACAAGAACATCCAAATAAACCTCATACTCATTTTACCGCCATTTGTATTGCAGGCCCTGAGCACTTGAAAGGAGAGGAGTTTATTTTTGGATTCTACGACTACAATACTCTAACCAATGTGAGAGAGAATCATGAAAATGATAAAATTGAAATTATGGAAATGGCTCAATCTCAATTATCACTATTTTAAATCAACATCAACTTAACAAAAATCATTATGGCAACAAAAACAGGAATCGGCTATTCGCCACTATCAGAGAAAGTTTATCTAGGAAAACAAAACACAGAAAAAAGAATGTGGGTTGGTGAAAAAAGGGATATCACAAGCGAGTTCATTGCAGTATCGTTAGAATATTACGAAGAAAATACAATTCGTGAAATCGGTGGAAGTGCAGGAAGTGTCAATCTAGTTATCAATATCAAGAAAGACAAATCCAGTATTGAGAAAATAATCAAGAACTTGACTAAACGACTTGAATCTCTTTAAATGAATAGCCATGATAGAAACTACTACTTATTCAGAACTCGAGCTCGAGACAGGCAAATGTACCTGTTGCAGCGAGCAATCGAATGAAATACTAATTGGCGATGGCCGATGTGTAGATTGTATTGAAGATGAAAAGTTTTACGAAAATACAATGAAGGGGTTATGATTACCGGACTAAACGGGTGCAGCTGTCACCCATTCTCCAGCTGGGAAGAATGTAATAAAGCCCACCGACAAAAATTTAAAGTCGGGGATCCTGTAAAAAACCGTTGTACGGGACATGAGGGAACAATTCATGATGAGGTTGACCACCAAGGATATGTTTCAGTAAAATACGGAAAGTTACCAAGAGATATTCACGGAGAACATGTCGCACAATTAATCAGAATATAATCATGATCAAACAACTAATTCAAGCCTTTAAAACTTCTATTGATCAACAAAAGGCACAGACAAAATTAAATCACTATTTGTCAAAGTATAATTGTCCGGACTATGTAAAAGTATCTATTCCTAAGCCTTTTATTGATATGATGTGCGTATTAGCAGCATGGGGAATGAATGATGCCGGACAATTGACACGAATAATGATTTTTAGTAATGCAAATCAAATCCCGATCGGGTTCCCAACTAATAGCAAAGATATAACCGGCAAAACTATCCGAGTCGGCGATAAAGTAGTGTATAGCTTCAAAGGCGAATCGAACGGCTATTTTATAGTTGTATTCGAAAATAACGCTTTCCGGAAGTCTTACCCAACTTGGGATCAGGAAAACGAAAAACCATTATTGGAATACGGAGAACGAGCTGAAGCAATGAAACTTAAAATTGTATAATACATGGAATCAAAATTTTTACACAATCACCCTCAAAAAGAAAAAACACTCGGGCTTGATGAAAACCACGTAATTGTTGATCGGGAAGACTGGGAGCAGGCAAAGCAGATTATCAAGACTAATAAACGTATCGGAATCATTGGAGGTGGATTTCAAGGTTTTATTTGCGGAATAGATGAAGCTAAAAGTATAGTGGGCTATCATATTGCACGCGAAAATTTAATTGTTGCTCCTGGAATTCCTAACCATGATGTATGGTATGAAAAGGAAGAAATCGAATTGAAAGATCAACTAAAGAAATTAGGACGTGAAGAGTTTGCAAGAGAATACCTTTTTGATTTCGAAAACGAGAGAGTTGTAAATAAACAAGAATTATTAAATTCATTTGAAAGGATGAATGAACAAATGATACTATCAGCTGAAAATCTTGATGCATTATCCGAAAACATTAAAGCTTACGATCGAGAGAATAACCCGAAGAAAAAACACAAAGGGCATGAGCGCCCATACAAATTTCACAGATAAACTGAACTGAATTTTTAATACAAACAACAACTACCTAACATTGCACCATTATGAGCGACAATACAATCATACTTCTAGTTCCAGCATATTTACAACAATGGATGTACCACGACTTCGGAAATCCGGTTGAACTTATTCGTGATGGTCCTGAAAGCCGAATACTGAACGAGCTTTTGAGGAAAACACCCGAAAAAGAAATCGACGAACAAATTCCACAACAGGATGAAGAGTCGGGAGAGGAACTGGTGGAGGTTGCCATAAGAGTTCCATGGTTCAAGAGTAAAGATTTTAGAGTTTACAATTATCTTTCGTCGCATGGAAAAACAGCAATGGTTGATAGTTTCAAAACACTTTTTAAAAAGGATCTGATCCTTTCGGTTGGAGTTTTGAAAAAAATAAATTGTAAACAGGTAACGTTAATTTACGATTACATGGATAATCACGGAATAAGTGACGATCACTGGGATTCTGTTAAGCAAATTTACTACAGAAATAAAAAACGCTATCTAACGAAAAATAACGTTAAAGTTTAGTTTTTTTCTTTCGACTTCGACCCCCGATTTGTCACTAAAATATAATTTATAGAAAACAAAATATTTGGCTAATATGTCTAATAATAAAACACTTCCGTCTATTTTATATGTCGAATTTCTTCCGGCTGAAGAAATGACATTGACGCCTAAAAAATGGCTTTCGCCAGGTGATGCAATTTCGGCACTTGGAGCATGGGAAAAATTAAATTTAACCGAGCCCGCAAGTTGCAACATAACTCCGGAACGTACCCCCAACGGATTAGTTTACACTACAAAAATTAGTGGGGTAATTATTGACGAAAATAATTCAGAACTTCAACACCAACTTCAAACTAACTTTCACGCTTATCGACTAACGGATGTTTACAAAAACAAATACCTGGTAGGTACAGACAAAAAACCATTTCCCGAAATCAGTTTTTCGCCCGTAAACGATGCAAGTCCTTCGGGAGTAAGAGCCGTAAACTTCGAAATAACGTGGGTTTCATACCTTCCACCTATCGATATTATCTCTTTATAGTCTTTTTTTCCTTCCTCATTAAGCCGTAAAGTTGCAGTGTATTTAAACACACTGCAACTTTTTTTTATGGCTAAAACTACCTATAACATTGACATTGACGGAGCTATCGGAGAATATTATTACTCCAAAGGTTACGTAAAATACATGCTTGGTCAAACAAAAGACCCGCTTGTAAAAGTCCGCATGAGTAGCCTTGGCGGTTCGCTCGATCATGGACTAGGCATTAAAGACCGGTTCCAGGAACACGGAAACGTAAAGGTCGACATGTACGGTTTCAACGCTTCAGCTGCTACACTGGCTGCACTTGGAGCTAAAACTACCGAGATTTCGAGCTCCGGATTTTACCTTATCCACAAAGTGATGAATTGGATTGATGTTTACGGATCCAAAAACGCTGACGAACTGGCCGCCATTATTGCCGACCTGGAAGCCAACAAAAAGGATAACGAAAAAATGGATATCGTCATCGCTCAGCTGTACGCCGAAAAAACGGGTAAACCTATCAATGACCTCATCGACCTGATGAAAGTTGGCGGATGGCTTACTGCTCAGGAAGCACTCGAATGGGGTTTTGTGGATGGAATAATCAAAACCAACGAGAAAACCAATTTCGTAAACATGCAGGACAAATTCAATGCCATGGGCTTGCCTACCAACCGCATCGTAACAGAACATTTATTTAATCACAGCAATAAAAATAACCCAATGAAAAAACAACCCATTAAAATCAATGCGGTTCTTGGCGTGCCATCGCTTGAGAGTACCGAAGAAGATGGCGTGTTTCTGAACGAAACCCAAATCGAGGCTATCGAAGCCAAATTGAGCGATTTTGACGGAAAGGTAAATACCCTTACCACCGAAAAAACAAACGCTGAAACCCGTGCAACTGATGCTGAAGCAAAAGAAGCAACTGCTAACGCAACTATCGTTACCAAAGACACTGAAATTGCAAATCTGAAAACTCAGGTTGAGAATTTGAAAGGTGG